CTCAATCTTCAGTGCAACGTTGGCGATACAGCCCAAACGGTCTGGTTCGATTTACCATGGAGCAGTGAAAACTACATCCAGGCCAATGCTAGGATCTACCGCCAAGGGCAAGAAAAACCGGTTATCATACACCATTTAAACGTGTATAATAGTATTGACGAACAAGTAGTGCGTGTATTAACTGGTAAAATAAACTTACAAGAAGCGTTACTAGAATCACTTAACATGGATCAAACAAAATGAATGAATCACAAAAAATAGAATTAATTAACCATATCATTAAGTTGGCACGTCCTGTCTCAGCAGACGAGTTAAAAGTTACAACTCTTGATACAGAAATGAAAGACACAGGGCTAGACAGTTTAGATTTTTTGATGGTGGGAGTTTACATGGGTGACGTTTACGGCTTATCGGAAGAAGATTTAAAAGGCTTACAACCCAAACCTCCAGCAGAAGGTGAGGAGCCAAAATCTTTTACATTGCGTGATATGTTTAACTACGTAGAAAAACATGCCACTAAACAACCAACTAGCTTAGAAGAAGCCATTGCGAGTATCGAATGATATATTTATCAGATTACCGCACAGTAGCGGCAACCAATACGGACTTGTTAGATGAGCTTGATTATCCTCAACGTGTCCATTGGTTTCCAGAACTGTTTGCTCGCAAAAACACAGGACTAATTTATGTGCCACACAAGCTGGCAGAGCGTGTGCTTGATGTAGATTTGCTACGCTCACTAAGAGAGCGCCAAGGCACAACGGCTTTTATTCTTGCCTCTGGTAACGCCCACTTTGCTGGTATAAACCCGTATGCAATTAAAAAGAGCCGTTTAACTTACGACTACAAACTACTGCCGCTTACGCTTACACAGGTATATGCCGGACGTATAGCGCAGATGTGTGGTGCAGACGATTTGGTTTACACAGATGCCAGCGCTTGTGCATCCAGTCTTAAAGTCATGAGCGATGTATATGATCTGATCACACACAAAGGCTTTGACCGAGTATGCGTTCTTGGCGTAGAAGACACTATTAATGACAAGGTGCTTCACTTCTTTGGGCAGTCTGGTGCTTGTCTTACACATGAACAAGAACAGGACGGTACTCAACCATCCGCTTTTGATAGACACAACGGCGGGTTTTATGTAGGACAAGGCGCTGTCTTTGCTGTGTTTGAATCTGAGTGGGCGCTGTCAAACAAACCTAAAGCCAAACTGTTGGGCGCTGGCATAGCCAGTGAGCAAAGCACCAACGCTATCGGTCAGCGTGAAGACGGACAAGGGTTTATCCGTGCCGCAGAGATTGCACTAGAAACAGCCAACATGGGATCAGAGGAGATACAAATTGTTAAAACGCATGGTACAGGCACTAAGTCAAATAACATGGCTGAGAAGGCCGCTCTACAAACGTTGTTTCATACGCCGTTTATTGCGACGTCGTTCAAACAACGCATAGGACACACCATGGGAGCATCGGTTTTATTGGAGACTTGTTTGTTACTAGACAGTTTGCAGTCTGGTGTTGTGCCATCCATTCCTAACCGAACCGAACATGACCCTGTATTTTTATCAGAAGCACAGGTAATGAAACGCTCCCCCAAGATTCTTAGCTTGGCAGCAGGCATGGGTAACATTTACGCAGCAGCAATCTTTGACACAAAAGTATGAATAAAATAAAAGCAACTACCCCAAGACTATCGGATGAAGATCCAGATCCGTTAGAGCAAGACGATGTGGAGGGGACATCCACACAATTAGTAGAGGGCTGGTTTCCTTGGGATCCAGAAGACATCATAGACATTCGGTATCTTATTGAGTTTCATATGCCCCCAAAACAAAAAGAAATTCTACTAGCATTTTTAAATGGACAGAGCTATAATGATATTCATGTGACTGAAAAACACTGGCGCTATCATTTTGAAAAAGGTATTGAGTTTATTAAAAAGGAACTAAAGCTATGAGCCACTTTATTGTAGAGCATAGATTTAAAGGACATTATGTTATGGAGACGCTTACTGGTGTTGAGGATATCGACACGAGCCGCTATGAAAATTTATTGGGGATCTGGGTTTGTGATAGCTTCGAGGAGCTACAGGTCATGGAAAAAGAACTTAAGGAGTTAAGAAATGCAAGATCCAGTCAACCATCCTAAACATTACACAGAGCACCCCTCTGGTATTGAGTGCATCCAAATTACGGAGCACATGAGCTTTAATTTAGGTAATGCGTTAAAGTATATTTGGCGTTGTGATCTAAAGAAAGATGCAGTAGAAGACCTGCGCAAAGCCCGTTGGTATATTGATCGTGAGATTGCTAAACGCACTAAAGTAGGTTCTTTTGAAATTGTAGATTACAACAACTTTATGCCAGACAAAGAGTGTGGGCGATGATTGAGTTTATATTTGTGTCAGTGATGTGTATTGGTCAAAGCTGCGACTTTATGGTTAGCACTCAACCAATTGCGCAAGATAAATGCCAAGCACTCAAAAAAGAATTTTTATCACTTCCGTTTAGACCAAGTGTTACTTTAGCGGCAGCCCAATGTATGCGTATAGACACCGGAGAGAAAGTATGATATTAGAACTAGATGATGATTTTACGGATGAAATTACCGTTGTAAACTTAGCACAAAGTTATGTTGGCGTTTCAGACATGATGAAAAACGGTAGCGGCTGGCATGAAGATGATGTAGCTGCTTGGGAAGAATTGCTTCCAGCCATTAAGTTAGTTGGTAACTGGTACAGCACAGACTTTGATAAAGAAATTAAAAAGGCAAAGAAAAAGAAATGAAAGAATACACACACTTTGATTTAGAAGATGCCATCTACAAAGTATGGCAGACGGCTGATGATATTGAGACATTGTTTTTGTATCACGGCGACGCTGAAAAGCCAATGACAGAAGACGAAGTGGCTAACACGTTACTTGGACTTAAACAGTTACATGAGATGCGTTGCTGGCAGTTGATGGACATGTCAGCACGTGTGTTTAAACTAAATCAGTATTGCACTGATCCAGTGAAGTTAGCAGCAAGAAATGAGATGTTCGGCGACGTACACGAATTTTTAAACCCAAAGAAAAAGAAAGGTAGTAAAAAATGACAACCCCATCAGTAGATGATTTTGTAGTAACCTTGGAGTTTGCAGTAAAAGATGTAAATACTTTACTAAACATTTTAAATATGCCAAGCCAAGCGCCTGTTGTTACAGTAGCAGCGTTTATTAATGGTATTCAAATGCAAGCAGGTCCACAAGTGCAAAAAGCGCAAGACAGTTTAGCAGCTGTAGAAAAGGCTCAAAATGAATCTGAAACAGCTTCTTAAACGCGCTGGTGTTAGCAACAACATCATAGCCGAGGTAGAACGTAAGGCCAAGATGACAACTGCACAGCAAGAAATTGAGCATCAGGAAAAAGCTGCAGCAATGGCTAAAATGATGTTAAATGATGTTATGCCGCATCTACATAGCGCCCTTAGCAAAACCCCTCCCTCAAAGCCCAAGAAAACAATCATTATTCCTGATTAGGGCGGATTTCTCCTGTTTTTTGCATTAGTAGATATAGGTAGTACAACTCGTCGTGAGACGCTTGGAACCCTACTTTCACACACAACACACAGGAGATTTACATGAATCCATTTGAATTACGCTTTTCCGTATTTAACACAGCAAAAGACCTCATGGTCAAACAACACGAAGCCAACATGGCTGCGTGGGAATTGTTAAACAAAACATCTAAGGAAGCCCAAGATTTGGCTCCTAAGTTTCCAACAATGGAAGAGATCATTGACAAGGCTATTGAAATCAATACCTTTGTTAGCGGTCAAACAACCAAAGAACTGACAGGTTTAGTTAAAAAAATGTCAGGCGTTTCAGTAATATTTTAAGTAAAAACTTTACAATAAAAGGTAAAAACTTTACAATGGCAACCAAACCCGGACTCTACGCAAACATTCACGCAAAGCAAGAACGCATAAAAGCAGGCTCTGGCGAGAAGATGCGCAAGCCGGGTGCCAAGGGTGCTCCAACAGCATCAGCATTTAAAGAATCAGCAAAAACCGCTACCATGAAAAAAGGTGGTGGTGTATCACTGGCAATAGGACGTGGCGAGAAGCTACCAGTATCTAAGGGTGCTGGATTAACAGCAAAAGGTCGCGCTAAGTATAATGCTGCAACTGGCTCAAATTTAAAGGCAC